CGGGTCAAAATTCTTACACCTGGACGGGAGAAACCGATACTATTTACAGCCGATCTGTGCTGTTGGGAAGAACGTGCAAATCAGGGACAGCCGTATCTGTCAAGGGCACTGTATCCGATTACCAAAGCGGTGCGCCATTTATTTATGCCGGCCGAGGCCGGGTTGATATACCGGCAAAAGACGGCGACTTTACCGTTATGGTTACCGGGTTGGATGCTTTTGACCGCGTATCTTACTATGGAGGCCTTAATGGCAGCGATCGGCGGTTGACGATTACCATAGATAGTGTCGATCTGATTCCCGATGTCGCCCTGGCCTGGCTCGACAGCGCCAGGCAGCTCCCGCTGAACGACGAATACCTGCCGCCGCTATTGCAAAGTGACGGAGGATATGACCTGACTGCGTCCGGTGCGCCGCAGATAATCATCAAATAAACCGAAAACAATGAACAACTACGCAAAACTGATCGACGGGCGTCTGAAGTACGCCCCCAATTCAATCCGGACCGCTGACGGGCTGGTCTGCAATCCGCGGCCGGACAAACTGATCCCACTGGGCTACAAAGAGGTGGTTTGGGACGAGCAGCCGGAACCATCCGATCCGCCGAAGCATTACCGGGAGGTCTACACCGAGGAGGCCGACCGTATCCGGGTCGGCTGGGAGGAATACACGCCCGATCCGGAGCCGGAGCCCGATCCCGAACAGTTGCGGGAGATGGCCTACCGGGCCGAAGCGGACCAATATCTGATGGCCTACGAGGGCTATCTGGCCGAGGGCAAGATACTCGAAGCCGACGAGCAGAAGGCCCTATACCTGGCAAAAAAGGCCGAGATCAGAGAGCGATTCCCGGATAAGTAACCTGTCGGTCGAACTCTCGAAATACCGCAAATATATGAAAAGACTTATCAATAAACTCGTCGGATCGCTCAACGCCATTGCCAAGGACAAATACCAACACTTCGCAGTCGGGGCGGTCATCGCCTCCGCGGCGTTGATCGTGGCTGTGCCGTTGGGCGCCTGGTGGCGGTTGCTGCCCTTGTTGGTGTCGATAATCGCCGTAATGACGGCCGCCATTTTAAAGGAGCGCAAGATCGACCCGAAAGCCGACATGCAGGACATTCTATGGACGCTCGCAGGAGGTGCCGTGGCATGGTTGGTATACATCGCATATATTCTGTTTTAACATGGATAGAATCAAAGAATTGTCAGTAGCCGCATTTGCTTCGATATTTGGAGCAATAGCGCCTATCCATGATATTCTGGTGGCCTGTATGATCGTATTCTGCATGAATTTCATTGCGGGGATGGCGGCCGGAGTATTTGTCCAACGCGAGCGATTTTCGCTGACCAAGGCATTCAACTGTATACTGGAGGCCACGGTAATATCCACGCTTATCGCAATGATACTGGTGATCGGGGACAAGATCGACAATCACGCGGGGGCGATGTCCGCAATATCGGTGATCGTATATGCGCTGATATATTTTTACGGGACTAACATTCTCAAAAACCTGTCACGTGTTTTCCCGCAAAACAGGCTTCTGGCTTTCCTCTATTATGTGGCTTCGTTCGAAATCGTGGATAAAATACCGTACTTGTCACAGTATAAAAACAAAATAAAACAACCCGAAAATAATTTCAAGGTATGACTCAGCAGCAAATCGAATTTGTCAAATATATCTATCCGGCCGCGGACCGGCTCTACCTGGCCGGCTGGGTGCATCCGCTATTCGTGACGGCGCAGGCTGCGCTGGAAACCGGATGGAAGATCAAAGGGATCGGCAACAACATCTTCGGGATTACGAAAGGCAGCAAGTGGACCGGCCCGGTGTCGCTGGAACTGACGACCGAGTATTTCAAGACCCAGAGCGTGAAGTTCAAAGCACCGGAGCGGGTCGTGTCGATCGAACACGTCGGACCGTGCAAATACAAATACCGGGTCTATCGGTATTTCCGGAATTTCGCGTCGCTGGATGAATGCCTCGACAACCATCTGGAACTGCTTCGCAAACCGGGATATGCCGATGCGTGGCCCTACCGGGACGACCCGAAAGAGTTTGCCCGGCGGCTGGTGGACGACACCGGGGCGAAGTACGCTACGGCACCGAACTACGCCGAAGTGATGGCGGGCATCATCGACACCGTGGAGCGGATCGTAGAGACAGAAGGTTTACTTTAACATCAAAATATCAAAACGTATGAAATTCTCCGAAATCATCGACCGGCTCAACGAGGGAAAGGCGGTCGCCCGTTTTTCAAGTCCCGCATGGGCTGGTAAGTTCATTGTCAAACAGATTCCGCAGACAATACCGGCGGAAGTCGTTCCCCGCATGACCAGTTTGCCGGATCATGCGAAAGCTGTTATTGGAACAATAGGGGATGGCAGCATATCGTATCACGACCAGGTGCTGATCATCGAAGTAAACGACGACTGCTCGAAATCCCATGCAACGTCCTACATCCCCACATGGGAGGATATTTTCGCTGACGATTGGCAGGTACTATGAAACGCTATCTGATTATGGCCCTTTTGGTGCTGTCGGGATTGTTGTGGATCCAAACGGTCCGCCTGCGAGGCGAACGGGCCGAGCGCAGGCGTGTCCAGTCCAACATCGAGGTATTGACCGACAGCGTGGAGTTCTACCGGACGGCCAGCGGAAAACACGCCGCATCCCGGCAGGTGCTCGAACTCCGGGCCTCGGAGCTGGAGCGCTACAACAAACAACTCGGCGCCACGATCCGGGAACTGCGGATTAAGGTCCGGCGGCTGGAGGCGGCAGCCATGACGGCCACGCGGACCGAGGTGCAGATCACGGCACCTCTGGAATCCGCAGGCCCGCAGCCGTCCGCGTGGGAGAAATACGGCGCAGGGGTGCGAAGGGCCGCCGATTCGGTAAAAGCCGCCCTCGATCGGAAATTCTCCGGACTGCCGAAAGTCCCCGAAGCGAAGGTTTTCAGGTGGTCGGACCGCCATGTGAGTGTGGACGGAGTGATCCGCGACGATTCGGCAAGCTGTCGTGTCGTGAGCGTTGACACCCTACAGCAGATTGTCCACCGGGTTCCGCGGCGGTTCCTCTTTATCCGATGGGGGACGAAGGCAATACGCCAGGAGGTCGTGTCGTCGAATCCCCACACCAACATTGTCTACACCGAATACATCGAACTTAAAAGGAAAAAGCGATGAAAATTATTTATAACAATATAATACCGTTCGGGCGATTCACAGCTTTGACGGTGTTGTTTTGGTTGTTCATCAAGCGAGGGAAGGAGCTGGCCGAGAGACTGTATAACCACGAAAAGATACACATGCGGCAGCAGCTGGAAATCGTGGCGGCATGCCTTGTAATCAACGCGGGACTTATCTCTATGACGGGAGGGTCATGGTGGTGGATGACGGTTTCTATTCCGGCACCGTTCATCATCTACGGCATTTCAGTCGGCATCGAGATCCTGCTGCCGCCTTACGATCGGGCCTATGGCAGCAGTTGCTTCGAAACAGAGGCCATCTACAACGAGCACAGACGATCGTATACTCGTCTCTGGTGGAAGCATCTGTTCGCTTGGATAGGGTATATCTCCAATAGAAAATATCCTTATATCCCGCACAGCGAACGTCCGCCCATGCAAGACTGATAAATCCATAATATAGGGGGCATGAAAAAGCCCCCGCCTTCGTCTCTGGCTATCTCTCAACATCCCCAGAAACGACAAAGGTGCATACACACCACGACAGAGGCAATAAGCCTTTGGGTGTGTATGCACCTATTGTTTTGTTGAGAGATGTTACAAATATAAAAACTTTTCCGGATATGTGCAAAACTGCAGTTTTTGACCGGGTCATGGGATTCGTTTCGCGTGAGACCGAAATACCCGTGGGGAGAATTACAGGAGGCGGTAAAACGCGTGAGGAAGTAGATGCCCGGTATTTGGCCGTCTATTATCTTAAAGATGAAGGTCTTTACGAATCCGACATCGCCCGCATGCTCCGCATAACACGGCAGGCCGTGGGGGCCATTTTGCGCCAGTTTGAAACACGCCGCAAGCAAAACGGGAAAATCTTTGAAATAACATTTATTCGTATCGGCAACGCCTTGAAAACTGACTGATTGCCTTCGAGCACGCCTATTCGGACCTTTGTTATGCGGGAACCATCAGTATGTTCCCGTCTCAATCGCCGAAGAGAAAAGAGGCGAATGAAACATGTGTATATACATGGAAGGTGATTATTTAACCAAAGGTGACGCCGCTCTTTGGGCTGACGCTAAAGACGGTCGCCGTAGCTATTGCGACGATTATGGTCGTCATCATGGCCGCGGTATGGCCGCCACGGGTATCGGCCTGGCCGCCGGCTTGGGAGGCGGTGCCCTGCTGTTGGCTTTGGCCGGGATCTGGGGTGCGAATCAGGCATCGAAAGCCCGTTACAAGGCTGCTGAAAATGCAGCTGCAGGCAATGCCAAGTCCATCGACATCCTCGCCCAAACGCAGCTCCAGGATCGCCTGTCGCGTGAAACGTGGCAGAACAATCACGCGCCTACGATCAGCCAGTACGTCGACGTACGTGCCGGAGCAGGCGCGGGGGCAGGCGCCGGAGCAAATGCCCTGGCCGCTGCTGAAGCGATGGCACTTGCCAGTGCAATCAACAACAACAGCAATGGCCTGAATTCGGCTATCGGAGGTTGCAATTTCCTCCGCGTGGCCCGCTACTCGGCTCCCAAACCGTGCGGGTGCGACACGTGCCAGGATTAGCGCCTGCAGGGTGGGATGGGAAACCGTCCCACCCTTACCCTTAAAAACCGCTACGATATGTTGTTCAACAGAAAAGAATTCCATAATATGGAAATGATACGCACAACCTCCAAAGATGCCTTAAAACGATCCCTTATGCAAATGTATCAAGGTGATGTGGCTACAATGGAACGGATGTATGATTTCTATATGAAGGATATGCAGAATGTTCCGGACTTCGATCCGGTGGCTCCTTCAATGCTTCAGCAGGCAAAAACCACGATTGGAGACCTTTTCGGTTGGGCCGATGCCAACCAGGAAAAACTTGTGGGAGCTTATAACCTTTTCCGGGCGATGAAAAGCGGAGAGCCTATAAGCGCCGTTAGTGCTTCCACTCCCGTCGCAGATGTTCCACCTCTACCGAAATTGTAAGCCATGCAACCCTATAAGATTGAAGTATACATATATGCTGAATCCGAGCAGGAAGCCCGTGAAGTGCAGCAGGCAGCCTATGATTTCGTGAACGAGAACTACCAGCATGGAGGACTCGTTACGGCATCCAAACTCAAAGACCTGCTCGTAAAATACAAGAACAATTTTTTCGTGCAAAACTTTCTGAAACGATGAGTGAGACTACGAATCCCCAGGAGACGCGTCAACCGCGGAACATCTTCGAGCAGACACTGTTCGGCGTGCAGGTAACCAATGACAACATAGTCGCAATTCATGCCCGTATGGACAACATGGAGGCAAAAATCAATGCGATATATGATGCCCTCTATCCAACATCCGAGCCTAACGTTCCCGGCGCGGATGACAAGAATAAGACAGTAGGGAACAATACCTAATAAATTCATATCCATGAGTTGTAACAAAATTCAAGCGGCAGTTATTACGCCTGTGCTGGCTGCCGGATCGGTGACCTCGCCGTACTTCTACCAGGTCAACATCACCCAGCGGCTTTGCTTTCCGACGTGCGCAGACAACATTCCGGTGTTCAATCCGCAGTTCTCGCTCAAATCGTTGTCCCAGGTTGGGACAGGACGATATGTGGCCACCATCCATGTCGAGGGCATCATCTCCTATGTTCCGTGTAACGGCGGCTGCGGATGCACCAAGCAGCAACCTCTCTCGCAGGATTTCACGATTCCCATTCAGTCGGCATCGACACCCACCGTAACCATCGAGCAGGGAGCCGCGATGAACGCCGTGGCGGCATCAGCCTGCCAGCCGTGTAGCCGGACATTTGTATCGGAGACGCCGATCACCGTAACGGTGGCTACGGCCGCAGCACCAACAGCGTAGCGGTATGCTGTGGATAGCCCTATTCGCAATGGTGTGTGCAACCATAGCACAACACCTCGGACTGGCTGAAAAGGTAGCACAAATCGGCAACCAGATCATGGGATGCCCGAAATGCCTATCGTTTTGGACCGTATTGGGAGCGTTGCTTTGCTACGGGTGTAACATTCTCCTTGCGATAGGGCTATCTTTATTGGCTGCCTATGCGGCTAATTGGATGGGATTTGTATATATGGAATTGAACAATATCTATTCAAAACTATGGCAAAGAACAACAAACAAATCGAAAACGGAACCCCGAAAACGACGGAAACGCCGATAACAATAACTAATGCTCCGGTTCTGATTGGAAGCTACAAACCGCTTCCCCGCGTTCCGGCGTGTAAAAACTGTTGAAACATGACTTCAATCGAATTAAAAGAACGCTATGGACGGCTGCATGACAAGGTGGCCAGAATGGACGATGAACATGCAGAAAAAGTGTTCATTGGAGCCCAGATGTGGGCATTCGGTAAGATAGCGGAATCGTCGCCGACTGTTGCCGAAATATGGCTCGGGAAACTGGAGGCTGTCTGCTGGAACAACTACTTGTCAGATGCCGAGGCAAAGATGATCGCCACAAAACTCGTAAACCAAGATGGAAGCATCGGAGCTAAATGGAGCAAGGACGCATTCCTGCAGACCGTGGAAAAACTGGGCAGAGACATCGAAAAAGAACCGTATTACAACGAAAATGCCTTATGGGTTACAGCTGTAATGATATACAGCGATCACGCCAAGAGTATCGCCGAAGATATGGGGCACACTTCGCCGTCTGATATTCCGTCCGAAAAAATGGCACTATCATGCTATCGAAAAGCTGTGGAAAAACTATGCGACAAGGATCGGAAGCACTTTATCCGAGAGTATTTCGAAGGCGAACTGATGTAAGAAAAAACATTTGCATTACTTTGAATGAAGAAATGACATACTGGATGTCGCAGCTTGAAACAAGCGAGTGCACTGCCCCGATGTTCGCTTTGGTGATCGCGCGGCTGATGGCGTCAATGTAATCAAGAAAAACTGTCGCTATTGACTAAATAAAAATCGGGTGAAAAGATTCAAAGTGATTTGTTGCATTTGTTGTATTAAAAAACTGTAATTAGAGTATGTATTTGGTTGAATTAATTAGATGTTGATCGGTGTGTCACGCATTTTAATCAACGATATTCTAAATATGGTAAAATAAAAGTACTCCCGGCAGCTCAACACGAAAAGGCGGTCATGCGACCGCCTTTTTCGTGCATACGTTCGTTTAGCGGATCTTGCGGTGTGAGATGAGCGCGGCGATCCACAGCAGGATGACCGAGCCGATGACGGCCGTCGCTAGACTGCCCAGCGTGCCGACGGGAACCCATCCGAAGAGCGAAAAGAGCCAGCCGCCCAGTACGCCGCCGATAAGCCCGACGATCAGGTTGACGAAGAGTCCCGAACCTCCTCCCTTGACGATCAGGTTGGCGATCCATCCGGCGGCCAGTCCGATCAGCAGATACCATAGAAAATACATAGTCTTGCATTTTGGAACGCTTTTCGGAGTGCAAAATCCGTACCCGGCCGGGCCGGGGCGTTTTATAACGCCTTTTTCAGCGCTTTTGCCAGCTGATCGGGACACGACGTGCCGCGGCCCCGGCAGTCGATGCCTTCGAGCCGGGCGACGGCTTCCGCGGCCGTCATCCCGCGCACGAGCGCCGCGATTCCCTGCTGGTTGCCGTGGCAGCCGCCCGTGAAGGAGACGCTTCGGACGACGCCGTTTTCGAGTTCGACGTCGATTTGCCGGGAGCAGGTTCCCTGGCAGACGTGTGTTATTTTCTGTGTCATGGAGTTACGATTTTCCGGTTTGCGGGGGCGAAGATACGAAATTCGGGGCCTTTCACAAAATGTTGAAAACTTCCTGCTCCGGAATTTTGAAAGTCGGGGAATAATGGAGACTTTTGTGACCCGCAAAGGTATCCTTCGTCCCGCCGGGGCGGAGGATAAGAGGGAATCGGGTGCGAATCCCGGACAGTTCCCGCTGCTGTATGCGCTTTATGCCGCAGGCGAATCGTCGAGCCACTGTCCCGCGGGGGACGGGAAGGCTGCCTGCGGGTCGGTGCGAGTCAGAAGACCTGCCTTTGCGCATGCAATGTCGGCCCTGCGGGGAAACGGGGCCTGTTGTGAAACGTATATACTCATATTACAATGGATTACACGCAGATTTCCATCATCAAACGTGATGGTAAAACCGAGCCTTTTTCTCTGGATAAAATCGTCCGCGCCATCACGAAGGCCTTTCGCGCGGGCGGCATAACGGACGAGGGGCAGGCCGTCGAGCAGATCGCATCCGACGTGGCGGCGGCAATTACGAAGGCCGAGATTTCGGTCGAGGAGATTCAGGACATGGTCGAGGAGCGGCTGATGAAACGCAACCCCTCGATCGCCAAACGTTATATCATCTACCGCGAGTGGCGCAACGTCGAACGCGACCGCCGCTCGTCGATCAAGAGCGTCATGGACGGCATCGTGACCGTCGAGAAGAACGACATCAACCTTTCGAACGCCAACATGTCGTCGCACACGCCCGCGGGGCAGATGATGACCTTCGCCTCGGAGATCACCAAGGACTACGCCCTGAAATATCTGGTGGGCGTGCGCCACGGCCGCGCCCACCGCGACGGGGACATCCACATTCACGACCTGGACTACTATCCCACCAAGACCACGACGTGCATTCAGTACGATCTGGGTGACATCTACGAACGGGGATTCTCGACGAAGAACGGCTCGGTGCGCACGCCGCAGTCGATCCAGAGCTACGCCACGCTGGCCACGATCGTCTTCCAGACCAACCAGAACGAGCAGCACGGCGGGCAGTCGATCCCGGCGTTCGACCATTTCATGGCTCCGGGCGTGCTGAAAACCTTCCGCCGTCACCTGACCGACATGACGCTGTTCCTGTGCGGCGTGCGGGGCGGCGTGACGCTGGAGCGCGCCGAGCTGAAGGCCCTGGTCGCCGAACACGTGCCGACGATCGAACCCTGCGAGACGGCGGTGGGGCGTCTGTTCGCCGCCCTGCGCCAGTCGGGCGTGGAGGTCGCCGACGAGGACATCCGACGCATCTGGCGGCAGGCCTACGACACGACGCGCCGCGAGACCCATCAGGCGATGGAGGGATTCATCCACAACCTCAATACGATGCATTCGCGCGGCGGCAACCAGGTGGTGTTCAGCTCGGTGAACTACGGCACGGACTTTTCGCCCGAGGGGCGCATGGTCATCCGCGAACTGCTTTCCGCCACGATCGAGGGGCTGGGGCACGGCGAAGTGCCGGTCTTCCCGATCCAGATTTTCAAGGTCAAGGAGGGCGTTTCGTGGTCCGAAGAGGACTATGCCGCAGCGGTGAAGGACTTCGACAAGGCGCTGGCCGGGGAGATCAAGTTCAAAACTCCGAACTTCGACCTGCTGATCGAGGCGTGCCGCACCACGTCGGTGGCGCTGTTCCCCAACTTCATGTTCCTCGACGCGCCGTTCAATCTGAAATATTACAAGCCCGGTCATCCGGAGACCGAGGTCGGCTACATGGGCTGTCGCACGCGCGTCATGTCCAATATCGTTGACCCGTCCCGCGAGATCACCTACGGCCGCGGCA